CCATCGTGTTGATCACATAGCACCTGAGAAGAGAATCACCGTACTTTCGTTTGAAAGAAACGAGGACAAGGAGATTGAGATGCTTGACCGATTGAAATGGGCGACTGAGTATTATGATGAGTATTATTCATTGCTTGAGGCTAAGTAACAAATCAATAAACCAAAAGGGATAAAAGTTGCCCCTTATATTAAATAGAAATGATAAATAAGAATAAGATGAAACAGTACAAAAACAACTACGGAAAAGTAGAAGAAGATTATTCAGGCAAAGCACTATTCGTGTTTTTCTTGATTGGAATGGTTATCATTTCAGCAGTAAACTATTTAATTTTTAACCTTTAAACTAAAATAAAAATGAACACAAAAAAACAATTAACAGCAGTAGAATTTTATGCAGAAGGATTGGAAAACTTGCAGCACAACCCACTTGAAAAAAATGGCTATGATAATGCCAAACAAAGGTTGCTTGAAAAAGCAATGGCAATGTCAGAAGATGAAAACCACAAAGCCTATTTGAAAGGGCATGAAGTTGGATTTATGAAAGCAATGGAACAAATAAATGTATTAATTAATGAACATGATGGATTAAGTCCAATTAACATTTAAATCAGAATAAGATGACAGCAGTACAACAAATGCTCAAAGAGCTACAAGAGAATTTTCCAAAGCAAATGGCAGATATGTATGACAGCAATCAGCTTTTATTAGAAGATATTGCTTTAAAAGCCAAAAAAATGGAGAAGGAAGAGAAGATTGAGTTTGCTTGTCAAGTTGCCGAAGCAAGTGCTATGAAGTACATACAAGGCAAGACAACAAGAATGATAGCAGAAGAATTATTAACTAAACAATAAGAACAATGAAAGAAGAACAACTTAAAGAAGCATTAGAAATAATCAAAAAATTTGTCAATGAATTTGATGAAGAAGGTGAAGTGTCTTGGAATACAAGAGATGAAGCCGAGAATTTTTTAAATAACCTTTAAATCAGAATAAAATGAAAATAACAATCGAACAATACGACCACAAAATCACATACGAAGTTCCTTACAACGATGTGAATCTGGAGCAGATGCTAGAGATACTCGAAAATCTACTAAAATGTACTGGGTACTGCTTCAGTGGTAATCTAGAGATAGTTGATGATAGTACAGAGTTTAGTCAGGTGTCAACCAATTACAGAGATGGAACAATCGACTACGATACAATAAAAAACCAAATCAAAAATGAAGCCAATTAAAGAAAAAACAAAAGCAATCATCGGATTTTTATCTGCCATTGCATTACTGATGACACTAGGAACATTATTTTGTGCATGGGTGTTCAAAGGAGTATTTTAGTAACTTAACAAGTGGTTATTCGGAAATACCGACCACCCACTAAAAAACGTAAACAAATAAATAAATATACAATGGAAAACAAATTAAATTCGGGTGCAATCTTTAAGAACGACAAAAAGACGAAAGACACACATCCAGACTACAGAGGAAAAGTAAACGTAAACGGTAAGGAAATGGAAGTTGCCTTATGGATTAAAGAGGGTAAAGCTGGCAAGTTCTTTTCAGCTTCATTTAGCGAGCCTTACGTAGCACCAGAAACAATGGAACGCAGACCAGTATCAGACGCAATGGACGACACCGACCTGCCCTTCTGATGTACATTGACGAGGGAGGATTGCGAAAGCAATTAGAGATGTTGCTTCGTACCAAAACACGAAACCAAATTGTGCAAGAGATAAAGTCAAACACAGGAAGATTCCATCAATACCAAATAGACAAGTTTCTACAGGGAAAGGATGTAACACTTTGCACGGTGATAAAGTTAGATAACTACATATCACGAGAGATTTACTTAAACAATTTAGAGCCACTTTAACAGGTGGCTTTTTCATTGTTGAAAACTTTTTAGCAACGTGTTTAGATTTTCATCGTAAGTTTGATTAGAATTTAATCAATGGATAAACTAACCATACTCGCAAAGCATCACAAAGACTGGGTACGAATCGTTAATAGTTTTGGCGAATACTTCCTAGCGGATGACATCGTGCAAGAAACATATATCAAAATCATACGTTTAAATCATATAGACAAGATTGTTACTGACACGATAAATAAGAGTATGATGTGGTTAGTCTTGCGAAGTGTATACATTGACCATATCAGAGCAAAAAAGAACGATAGTGTTTCAATTAACGAATGTTTTGATTTGCAATACACGGAGCATAACCTACAAAAAGACGAAGCATTTAGTTTAATAGAGGAAAAGCTACAAGATGAGATGAACACTTGGCATTATTACGACAAGATGTTATTTAATTTATACAGAGAATCTAAACTATCAATAAGAGAAATAGCAGACGCAACTAAAATACATTACACTTCTATTTTTCACACGTTAAAAAAATGTAAGAAAAGACTACAGGAAGCAGTAGGGGAAGACTATGCTGATTATTTAAACGAAGAATTTGAATTAATAAAATAGAAAATGGCAAAAACACGAACACCAAGAAAGAAAGCTGAAGGATTAGGAGATACAGTAGAACAAGTATTAGAAGCAACTGGTATTGCAAAAGTAGCTAAGTTCCTAATGGGCGAGGATTGCGGATGCGATGCACGTAAAGAGAAGCTGAATGCATTGTTTCCATACAACAAACCTGAATGCCTAACGGAAGACGAATACAACTACCTAAACGAATCTCAGGTACTATTCAAAGCTAGTATCAGACCAACTGAACAAGCAGAGATTCTAAACATTTACAACCGAGTGTTTCACGTTCGTAGAGAACCTACATCGTGTGCTAGTTGTTTAAGAGAAATCGTATTAAAGATGCAACAAGTATTCAACGAATATAAAGAAGATGCCAATTCCTAAACCAACATCAGGAGAATCAGAAGCAGACTTCTTAAAGAGATGTATGTCTGACGATAAAATGATAAGCGAGTACGACCAAGAACAACGTGCTGCAGTTTGTCGTTCTACTTATTCAGAGAAACTTGCAGGAGAAAAGATATCATTTGATTACGATGGGACATTCTCAACTGCAAAAGGATTTGACAGAGCAGTAAGTTTGATTGAATCAGGTGCAGATGTTTACATTATATCAGCTAGAGATTCAAAAGAAGGAATGCTACCAAGAGCAAACAAAGCAGGAATACTATTCTCACGAGTTTACGCTACTGGAAGCAATGATGCAAAAGTACAAAAGGTAAAAGAATTAAACATTACTGTTCACTATGACAATAATCAAGACGTAGTTAATCAACTACCAAACGTAGGTAGACTTTTTACATAAACACGAAATGAGATACTACCTAATTGACCACGGAAAAGAAATGCTAGAAACTGCTAATGCAGTAACAGACCTACTCACAAAACAAGGATGTCACTATGTGGTATACTTAACCGATGCTGATGGATTAATGTGCGTAGAAGAAATCAGTGAAAATGAATTTTTAGACCATTTTAAACACCACAAAAACACGAAATAACAAATGAAAAGAGGAAGACCAAGAAAGATAGACACTCCAGAACAACTATTAGAAATGTTCCAAGCATACAAAACCTATGTAAAAGAAAACCCTCGTTACAAATACGTAATGAACCAACGCTCAGGAGATATGGTTGCAGAACCTTTAGAATGTCCACTTAGCATTGATGGTTTTGAAGTCTATTGCTATAACAAGTTCGAGTGTACTGTTGAACATTATTTACATAATACTAAAGGAGCTTATCAAGATTTTTGCGATATCTCTACACATATAAAGCGAGAAATACGCCAAGACCAAATCTCAGGAGGTATGGTAGGACAATACAATGCAAGTCTTACTGCACGATTAAACGGACTCACAGAGAAAGTAGAAAGCACTATTATAACAGAGCAACCATTGTTCCCAGATGTTCAAGAGAACGACAGCAATAAATAAGATACTATCCTTAAAAAAACGGATAAAGATAATTCAAGGAGGAACATCAGCAGGAAAGACGTTCGGTATTCTTCCTGTACTTATAGACAAGTGTACACGTCAAGCAGGACTTGAAGTATCTGTAGTAGCTGAATCCATTCCTCACTTGCGAAGAGGAGCATTAAAAGACTTCGTAAAGATAATGCGTTGGACAGGACGCTACATTGATGACAGATTCAATAAGTCACTTTTAAGATACGAATTTGGCAACGGTAGTGTAATAGAGTTCTTCTCAGCAGATGATGCATCTAAACTCAGAGGAGCAAGGCGTGACATCCTTTATATCAATGAGTGTAATAACGTAACCTTCGAAAGTTATAACGAATTATCCATCCGTACAAAGAAAGAGATATTTTTAGACTTTAATCCTGCAAATGAGTTTTGGGTACACAAGGAACTAAAAGACGAGCCTGATTCAGATTTCATTATCTTAACCTACAAAGACAACGAAGCATTAGATGAATCAATTGTAAGTCAAATAGAAAAGAACCGTGATAAAGCAGCAACAAGTTCCTATTGGGCGAATTGGTGGAGAGTGTACGGACTAGGAGAAATCGGAAGCCTTGAAGGAGTAATATTTGACAACTGGAAAACAATAGACAAGATACCTGTTGAAGCTAAACTCATAGGAATCGGACTTGACTTTGGTTACACGAACGACCCTACATCAGCAATTGAGATATACAACTACAACGGACAAAGAATAGTAAACGAACTTGTATACCGTACAGGAATGGTAAACTCTGACATTGCAAATATGCTCCCAAATAGTGTAACAATTTATGCTGATAGTTCAGAGCCGAAATCAATCGAAGAGATTAGGAGGTTTGGTAAAATGATTAAAGGAGTAACGAAAGGAGTTGACTCAATTAGATTCGGTATTGACATTATGCAACGACAAGAATACTTAGTTACCAGTGATAGTCAGAACTTAATTAAGGAGCTGAGGAGTTATTGTTGGGATGTAGCGAAAGACGGAACAAGAAGAAACGTACCTATTGACCATTACAATCACGCTATTGATGCATTAAGATATCACGAGATGGAAACACTAGGTTTAAAAAAGAACTATGGACAATACAACATCAGATGATTTACCAATGATGAAAAGAGTAGTTGAGGACTACATCTATCAGCGTACAGGAAAACGGATAGCAATAGTCTTTGATGACGTAATGATGATACGAAGACACTTTCAGATGTTAACCGCAGCTTATGACATAATCATAGCACAACAGAATAAACAATAAATCGTTTTATAAATATGAAGTTAGAAATCAACGTACCTTCAAGCCTAAGTGAAATTCCACTTAAACACTACCAAGACTTCCTAAAAGTTCAGGCAGATTCTAACGATGAGGAATTTGTCGCTCAGAAGATGGTAGAAATCTTTTGTGGTATATCATTACAAGATGTCGTTAAAATGAAGCTAACGAGCTTAAATGAGCTGATAGCACACTTTACAAAGTTATTTAGTGAGAAGCCTAAGTTTCAAAACAGGTTCAAGATTTCAGCAGAGGAAGGAGAGATTGAATTTGGATTCATTCCAGAGTTAGAAGAGATTAGTTTCGGTGAGTATGTAGATTTGGAATCACATCTTACGAATTGGGACACATATCACAAAGCAATGGCAGTGATGTACAGACCGATTGTGAAAACACGAAAGGATAAATACGACATAATGCCTTACGAACCAAACAAAGACTTTCAGGAATTGATGCGATTTGCTCCACTAGATGTAGTATTGGCAAGTTCTGTTTTTTTTTGGACTTTAGGAAACGAGTTGGTTCAGGGTACTCTGAATTATTTGGAGAAGGAGATGAAGAAGAACAAGGAATTGTCAACGACTTTTCAGAAACAACTCAGTTTGCAAAACGATGGGGATGGTATCAGTCAATATATGCTCTCGCTAAAGGAGATGTTACAAGATTCGATGAAGTTACAAAGTACAGACTTACTAAATGTCTCACCTATCTCACGTTCGAAAAGCAAAAAAACGAAATTGAAAGAAGACAATTTGAAAGAAATTTAAAACGATGACAGGATTCTACGACTTATTGAACAAACTAAAGTATCATTTCGACAATGATGAGATAGTTAATACTGTTACACAAGGTGACATCTTCCAAGTTGACTTAAACAAACAGACAATATTTCCATTGACTCACTTGATGGTAAATAGTTCTACACTTGGAGATAATACAATGACGTTCAACGTGTCTATTATTGCGATGGATATTGTAGACATTTCAAAGTCAGAAGTTACAGATGTATTCCAAGAGAACAACAATGAGTTAGATGTTTTAAACACGCAACACGCAGTCTTAAATCGTGCATACCAACAGATGTTACACGGTAACTTGTGGGACATCAATATGGTAATCGAAACAGAACCTACGTTAGAGCCATTCACAGAACGCTTTGAGAATTTACTAGCAGGATGGACAATGACATTTGATGTTGTAGTTCCTAATGAGATGACAATTTGCGACACTGGAAGCTATGCTCCGTTTTGCTCACCTGCATACGTTGTAAACACGAACTCAAGTTATACTGCAACAATCCAAAGTGGAGATACTCTTACATTACCTGATACTACTTTAAACCTACAAATAGACGGAACACAAGTAGCTACTTCAACATTCGCAACTTTAAGCAATCAAACAATTAATTTAGTATGGCAATAAATATTAACATACCATCACAAGTAAAGACATACGCTAACCTAGCAGCGTTTCCTGCAACAGGCAGTTTAAAAACAATCTTTATAGCAGAGGACACAAACAAGACTTACCGATGGACAGGTTCAGCTTATGTAGAGATTTCAGCAAGTCAAGCAACTGCGTGGGGAGCAATCACAGGAACGCTATCAAATCAAACAGACTTACAAACTGCTTTAAACGCAAAGCAAGATAGTTTAGGATTCACTGCAGTGCCTACCACTCGCACCCTAACAATAAACGGAACTACACAAGACCTTTCAGCAGATAGAACATTTACCATCTCAACGGGAATAACAATCGGTTCAACTGCGATTACTTCGGGTACTATTGGACGTGTGTTGTTTGAGGGTGCAGGTAATGTGGTTCAGGAGAGTGCGAATATGACCTACGACAATACAAACCTAATTTTCACGTTAGGCTCTACTGCAACACGAATCCTTACTTTCAGGCCTCAAGACACTACGGGTGCTTATGGTAATTCGTGTTCAATTAGAGGAGGTATTTCAAATGGAAGGATTGACTTTTATTCCGCTTCAAACATTACGGAGGTACGAGATAACATAATTTTATTAACAAGTGCAACAGGACCTAGTATACAAGTAGGAACAGGCTCTATTAATTTAAATGTAGGAGGAACAAGATTACAAGTAGCACCGACAACGGGAAATATATTAATAGGCACCACCACAGACGCAGGGTTTAAACTTGACGTTAATGGTACTGCGAGGTTTACTGGTCAAACGACATACGCTAACAACATGAATTTTGGCGGAAATTCTGACGTTATAAGCCCAAGTTCAAATAGTGGTAACTTTGATTTTTTATCAAATTTACCAATTCGTTTTTTACTAAAAAGTGGCTCAGTTGAGCGTATGCGAATTGTATCATCAACTGGGAACATACTTATCAACACCACCACCGATGTGGCAAGTTCTAAACTTACAATCGAAAGCACAACACAAGGCTTCCTACCTCCACGCATGACTACAACCCAAAAGAACGCCATTGCAACACCTGCAACGGGACTAATGGTATACGATACAACTTTGAACTTAATGTCAGTTTATAACGGAACTACTTGGATAACTTTATAATATGAAAGCAACAACACCAACCAACGGAGTATCAATCGAGCCGATTGTATACCCACTTAACGAAGGTACTGCAACCTTCTTAACAGTATTAGTCGAAGCATTTATGACGGATGCAACAACTGCAATCACTTATTACAGATTGCTCACTGATGATGGCAAAATCCTTACTGACGGACGCTACCAAATGACGGAGGAACAATTCGCTATTTGGGGACAGGATAACTCGGTAGTTAACGAATATGTCGCTGAAGCAATCGGAGTAGTAATCATTTAAAAACACGAAATATGTTAACGCTAACAGAAGAACAAGTAAAACAATTAGAAGCAATCTTGAGTGAGTTACCGATGAAGTTCGGGGTGCCAATTTTGAATATCTTAAACGAAGCGAGTAAACCTGCTGAAAACACGGATGAAGCAAACTGAATTACAACTAGAGTTAAACAAGTTTAGGGACTATGTAATTAGTCAAGCTAAAGCAAACCTTACAAGACAAGGTAAAAACGTGTCTAAGGGATTGTATAACTCTATTAAAGGTAATGTCAAAGCTAATCCTAATTCATTCGAGATGGAGTTTTCAATGGAAGAGTACGGATTCTATCAGGATAAAGGAGTTTCAGGTATCAAAAAGAAGTACAACACGGATTACAAGTACACTAACAAGATGCCACCAGCAAAAGCATTTGACAAGTGGGTAGTAAGAAAAGGACTTGCACCTAGAGAAAAGGGAAAGTTTAAAAACAGAAAGTCTTTGTCGTTTGCTATTGCTCGTTCAATATATAACAAAGGAATCAAACCGAGTTTATTCTTTACTAAACCATTTGATAAAGCATTTAAGCGTTTACCTGAAGACTTAGTAGAAGCATTCGGACTGGACGCAATAAAATTATTTAATTCAACAACATTTACTAATCAAAAATAGATGTCAATATTCGCTCGTTCACCATACATCGTAACAATCAACGAAACATCGCAGATTGAAACTAAACTTGAGATATTCCTTTGGAATGGTAATACTGCTCCAATGCCAAGTTCTCCTGCTTACACGTTAAGCAAGAAAATTCCTTCGACAAGTTCACCTGCGACTTATTACGACATCTCACCTTACATTCGTGAGTTTATCAGTCACGATACACTGCAGTCAATCACAACGAGTAATGCTAATACTCCATCAGGTCAATGGTGTTGGGTTGGATTAAAACTTTACAAGAAGATTAGTTCTATATTCATTCAGGTAGGAACTACGCAAACACGAAGAGCCTTTGAAGGATTCACATACTACACTGAAGGTTACAATTTTGACTTACCTAGAATCCATCTAGCACAAGGAACTTACAACTATTACAACGATGGCAGTGGAAACACGGGACACATTACAATCGAAAACATTGTAGGTGATTCTATCAAGTGGACAAACCTAGTAACAGGAGCATCACAAACTTCATCTCTAGGAACTGCAAACGTACAAGACTACCCAAGAGTTTATTCAACGTATTTAAGTGCAGGAAACCTTGTAGAAATCATTAATAGTGGAAGTACAGTATGGAGTGCGACTTTCAGACCTAAAGAAGAGTGTAAATACACGCCTGTAAGATGTGACTTTGTAAATCGTTACGGAGCTTGGCAGACTGAGTGGTTCTTCAAGGCATCGAATACTTCTATAAGTATGGAAAACACGGAGTATAACTTAATGCAATCTAGCTATCCAAATTACTCTATTCAGGAAGGACAACGCAAAATGTTCAATACTAACTTGAAGCAACAAATCAAGGTAAACACGGATTGGGTAAGTCAAGAATATTCAGAGGTTATCAAAGAACTTATGGCTAGTGAAAGAATCCTACTAGACAAATCTCCTGTGAAGATAAACACGAAATCAACTGAATTATTCAAGAGCATTAATACTCATATGATTAATTATCAATTAGACTTTGAATATGCTTACGATTTAATTAACTCTGTAATCTAATGAATAGAAAAGTACAAGTATACATCGAAGGACAAAGACTCGAACTATTCAACGATGAACAGATTCAGGTAACATCAACTCAACAGAACGTAGCAGACATTTCAAAGACTTACACGGATTTTTCTCAGAGCTTTACTATTCCTGCTTCTACTCATAACAATGAAATCTTACAACACTTTTATCAGAGTGATGTAAATGCAACGATTGACCACAATCTCCGCAGAAATGCATTCATTGAAATTGACTTGACTTTCTTCAGACGAGGTAAGATTCAAATCGAGAAATCACAACTAAAAAACGGACAAGCAGAAAGCTACACGTTGACATTTTACGGAGAAGGAAAGACATTACTAGACTACTTTGGAGAGGACTTGTTATCAGACTTAGATTACACTTCTGTTAATCACACTTACACAGGAGCAGAGGTAAAAACAAGAATTGAAGACAACGCAAACACGTATGATGTAAAATATCCTTTGATTAGTTCTAAGCGAGTTTGGACGTATCAAGGAACTCCTCCAACGACGATTTCTCCTGCGTACTATTCAATCCCTACAAATAGTGCTAACGACATTCACCAAACTGCAGGACATATTGATTACACGGAGTTATTTCCTGCTTTGCGAGTTAGTAAAATATTCGATGCTATAGAAACCAAATACGGAGTTTCATTCAACGGAAACTTCTTGACTGATGACAGGTTTACAAAGTTATTCTTGTGGTATAAAAACAAGAACGATATGCAAGTTCTATCTGAATCATATTTAGTAGATATGCAGTCAGTAACTCCTGCGTATATTCAGTACGATTTAACGAACTATTTTGACACTACTTTAGACACATTACACATCACAGAAATAACAGGTGTATTAAGTCACCTAATTGAATTAAACGTAACATCTGCATCAACAGGTAATGATTACTATATTGATGTTTACCAAAACGGAAACTTATTAAACACGATTGTAGGAAACGGAACAGGAACTTACACTTGTGATTTCTTTAACCAAACTTCAGGACTTGACGTAACTTATCAATTTAAGTTGAGAGGTGCTACTGCAATGACATTAGGCACAAACATAAAATACTCAGTTCAGTACATTTCTTCTGGTTCTATTGCAACTGATTACGCAACGTGTTCGAATGCGTCACAAGTAATTGTCTTAAACACGGACTTAGCTTCTATGTCGCCTGTAATGAAAATCAGCGAGTTCTTTAGTGGAGTTTTAAAGATGTTCAATATGACTTGTTACGGACTTGCACAGAATAGCTTTCAAGTTGAGCCATTAGACGATTGGTATTCAGCAGGAGCTATTGTAGACATCTCCAAATACACGGACGTTGATTCTATTGACGTAGACAGAATGAAACTTTACAAGAAGATAACGATGAAGTATCAGGATTCGGAATCATTCTTAAACAAACAATTTAGTCAGTTGTTTAATCGTCAGTACGGAAACACGAGCTATCAATATAACTACGATGGTGACGAGTTTACTCTAGACGTACCTTTCGAGAATCTTTTACAGACTAAATTTACAGGAACAAATTTACAGGTCGGTTACTCACTTAATAACGAGTTTGCTCCATACGTTCCTAAACCAATTCTATTATATCAATACGACAATCAAGATGTGGACTTTCACTTTAACAATGGAACGTCAACAGGGACAATTCTTAACTACACGCCATTCGGTCAAGACCTATATACGAACTTAACTAACTACACGTTAAACTTCGCTCCTGATATCTCAACGATTCTAAACGAACCTGTTCAACAGACGTTATTTGGGACGTATTACTTTTCTTACTTGTACAATCTATACAACTTAAAACAGAGATTAATCAGCGTAAAAACGATATTACCAATTGCCTTGCTTACAGGACTACGTTTAAACGATAGATTAGTTATCAGAGATAAACGCTACATCATTAATTCAATGCAATCGAATCTAACAACAGGAGAGGTAAACTTTCAGTTGATTCTAGACTTTAGACCTATATCAAATCCTACTCAAAATCCATATGTCGGAGTTGCAGGTGGAGAAGTTCAAATTGCAATTGATTTTGTTAACGACACTTTTTCAGCGTTTATGAGTTGTACAAATTCAGACGTAACAATCGCACCTGATTACATAGAAGCAAGTCAATTAGTAACCGTGACTTTACCAGGTGGAACTGCAGGTACTGTTTATCCAGTGGATGTAGAATATACATTGAATAGTGGAATTATAGAAACACGAACCATAAACATAATTCAAAAATGATAAAGAACATAATCGCAATGCTTACCATAGATAACTTCTACGGAATATCGGAAAATATAGACATCGCCAAAGGAAAGTATGCATATACTAGGTCATTCCGTAAAATGACAAGACAAGAAATAAGAAAAAACGCACGTAAAAAAATTAACTGATGGCTGAAAAGAAAGTAATAGAATTAGACTTACAAACAAACGTAGGTAGCCTTAAAAGCCAATTAAAACAAGCTCAGGCAGAAGTTCAGACGTTAGCAGAAAAGTTTGGTGCAACTTCACGTGAAGCAGTTGAAGCAGCAAAACAGGCAGCAATCCTTAAAGATAAAATTGGAGATGCTAAATCCTTAACTGATGCGTTTAATCCTGATGCAAAATTTAAGGCTTTATCAGGTTCGTTAACAGGAGTTGCAGGTGGTTTCTCTGTTGTTACGGGTGCAATGGGTGCATTTGGAAAGCAAAGCGAAGAAGTAGAACAGGCTTTACTTAAGGTTGAGTCTGCAATGGCATTAGCATCGGGCGCTCAAGCAGTAGGAGAAAGCATTGATTCATTTAAGCAACTTGGTGCAGTTCTTAAAGCTAATTCCATTATTCAAAAAGGAGTAAATATTGTTACTGCAGCCTATAATGCTATTATGGCAGCGAATCCTGTTATGGCTATTGTCGCAGGTATAGCAGCTTTAATTGCTATTGGTTATAAGTTAGTAACAATGTTTCAAGAATCTGCAGAGGCAAACGATGAAGCAGCAGCAGCAACCAAGAGAAACACGAATGCACTAAATCAACAAATAGTAGCAAGTGATAAAGCAAGTGAATCATTAAAAACAAGAAATGGTCACGAATATAATATGGCTAAAGCATCTGGTGCAAGTGCTGAGGCATTACGTAAACTCGCTTTAAAACACGCAGAAGAAGAAATTGCATTAGAGAAATCTACATTATCAACTGCGAGAAACACGTATGAAAAAGAAAAAAATACTTTAGCTAATTATAAGAATTTAGGTGTAGCAGATGAGCAAATTGAAAAGCAGCGTGAATTAGTAACAAAATCAAGAGAAGCTCTTAAAGAAGAATACAAAGATTTAAAAGAAGCCTACAAGAATAAACAAGACCTTGCGTTACAAAATCAAGTAGAAAGAAAACAAGAGCAAACGGATGCTAAAAAAGATGCTATACAATCTACAAAAGATAAAATAGATGCGGCTAAAGACCAAGCTGCTAAATTAAAAGAAATTGCCGAGCAAGAAAAAAGTGATAAAATAAAAGCTGAACTGGAAGCGAGATGGGATGAAGAAGAAGCTCAAAATTTATATACTCAAATTCTGGTTGATGAAGAAAAAAAGAAATTAGATGCAAAAAAGGCAGCGGATGAGGAGTACAGACTTTGGAAAATAGAAGATAATAAATTAACAGTTGAAGCAAGAGAATCGCTTAATAAAACTTTAGAGGAATCTGATAAGAAAAGATTAGAGAATGAAAAAGAAATCAGCAAGGCTAAATATCAAATGGCTTATGATTCATTATCATTAATATCTCAAGTTACAGAATTATTCGGAAGGAGAAATGAGAAGTCTGCACGTATAGCATTTGGAATTGATAAAGCCGCAAAAATAGCATCTTCTACCATAGCAACTATTGAAGGAACTATTGAAGCTTGGAAAACTGCACAAAAGTCACCTTACACAGCTATTTTTCCTGGATACCCTGCAGTTCAAGCAGGTTTAACTGCAGCATTTGGAGCAGCAGGTATTGCTAAGATTGCTCAAACTAAATTTGGAGGTGGAACTCAATCTGTAGATATTCCTGGAGTTGGAGGTGGAGGAGGAACAGGTAGTTCCGTTATGTCACCAAACTTTAATATAGTAGGTAACTCAGGAATCAATCAGTTAGCACAACTTCAACAACAACCTACGAAGGCTTATGTGGTTTCAGGTGACGTTACAACTGCTCAGTCGCTTGACAGAAACAGAATTGAAAATGCAACATTAGTACAATAAATCGTTTTTATATTATGAAAATTATCGAATTAATCATAGACTCTAAAGACAAGTTAAGCGGAATTGACGCAGTTTCTGTCGTTCATTCTCCAGCCATAGAGGAAGATTTCATTTATCTATCGAAACACGAAGTAGAGTTAAAAGAAATTGATGCAGAGAAACGCATCTTAATGGGTGCTGCTTTAGTTCCAAACAAACACATCCCCAGACGAGATAAAAAAAACGAAGAGTATTACATCTATTTTTCTGAGGATACAGTACGTCAAGCATCAGAGTTATTCTTAATGAACTCAAACCAAAACAACGCTACTTACGAACACGACAAAAAGTTAGACGGAATGTCAGTAGTAGAATCTTGGATTATTGAGGACGAGAAACACGATAAGTCAGTTAAATACGGATTCAGTCTACCTGTAGGAACTTGGATGATTTCAATGAAGGTAAACAACGATGACGTATGGAAAGACGTAAAAGAAGGAAAAGTAAAAGGATTCTCTATTGAAGGATATTTTGCTGACAAGTTAGAAATGTCGCAGATGACTGAAGAGGATATGTTAATTGAAAAAATCAAACAAATAATCATAGAAGATGAGCAAAACTAAAACACCAAGTTATTCAAGTCCAAAAGGTGGACGTAGAGGATGTCTATGCGAAAATGGAAAATACTCCTCTAAATGTTGTGACGGAAGTCTACAAGCACAAGGCATAGGGATGACTACAGGAACTGAAAATGTTACGATAACAGTTGATTCAGGAGTAAGAACTACAGTACGTCAGAACGGATAAAAATACAACAGAGATATAATTAATACGTTAAATTAAAAAAGATAACAATGGGATTAAACGAAGTATTTAGAAAAGTATCAGCAATCAATGAGGTTACTGAGTTAGCAAAACACGAAGTTGATTTAACTATCGTAGATGATTTTAATAAAGAAGCAGCAATTACTATTCAAGGTGTAAATGCAGGAAATCAACTTGTAGCACAAGCGGGTAAAATATTAAATGATGCCGCTTTAAAATACAAAAGCACTATTTCCTCAAATGAAAAAGCAATTCAAACAGGAAATAAAATTATTGCAGATGCAAAAAATTTAGGTATTCCTGCTCCTACAGTAATTGAATCTACTGTTAAAATGTTACAAACACGTTTAAAAGATTTACAAGGTGCTGCTGACAGAATATCAAAAATGGCAAATAGTTCTTACGGAATTAATAAATAAAAACGAAAAATGAAAAATAGCACAATTAACAAAATCAAAGCACTTTTAGGAATGGATGTAGCTTTAGAAATGATGAAGTTAGCAGACGGACAAACAGTTCTTGAAGCAGACGCATTTGAAATGGACAACGAAGTTTTTGTAGTTACAGAAGACGAGCAAAAAATTGCTTTACCTGTAGGTGAATATGAACTAGAAAACGGAATGATTCTAGTAGTAGAAGTTGAAGGTATCATCAAAGAAGTCAAAGAAGCACCAATGGAAGAAGAAGTTGCACCTGAAGAACAAGCAACTCCTGAAGTACCTGTTGAAGCAACTGAAGAACCATCTGCTTCCCAAGCGAAAAAGACAGTTGAATCTATCGTTAAAGAAACATTCTTTTCAGAAATCGAAGCATTAAAAACAGAAAACATTGAATTGAAAGCACAATTGGAATTGCTTTCTAAAGTTGACGTAGTTACAGAAGAGGTAACCGAACTTTCAGAAGAGCCGAAACCTATTATGCACAATCCTGAAAACACGAATCCAGTTGAAACATTCAAGTTTGCTAAAAACAGAGAACGTAACACACTAGATTCAATCTTAGAAAAATTTAACAAATAATCTTTAAAATTTAAACAAAATGAGTTTACAAAAAACAAACCTTGCTACGACGACCTCGATAAGTACAACGTATGCGGGAGAATTTGCGGGTCGTTACATCGCTGCTGCGTTGTTATCTGCACCAACATTGGACAAAGGTGGAATCACTATCGTTCCTAATGTTAAGTACAAACAAGTTATCAAAAGAGTTGCTACTGACGATATCGTTAAAAACGCAACTTGTGACTTTGATGCTACATCTACAATCACTTTAACTGAGAAAGTTTTACAACCTGAGGAGTTCCAAGTGAACTTACAATTGTGTAAAAAAGATTTCGTTTCTGATTGGGAAGCAATTTCAATGGGTTACTCAGCATTCGAAGTGATGCCGAAAAACTTCACAGATTTCTTATTAGCACACGCTGCTGAGAAAGTTGCTGCTGCAATGGAGACATCTATTTGGACAGGAGTTAATGCAACTGCAGGTCAGTTCGCAGGTATTATGACTCAATTGACTACAGATGCTGCTTTACCTGCTGCACAAGAAGTTGCTGGTACTACAGTTACTGCTGCTAACGTAATTACTGAGTTAGGTAAAATCGTTGATGCTTGTCCTGCTGCTATCTACGGAAAAGAAGACTTAATCCTTTACGTTCCTAATAACATCTACCGTGCTTATGTACGTGCTTTGGGTGGATTTGGTGCTTCTGGATTAGGTGCTAACGGATATGACAATAAAGGAACAAACCAAACTTTAGGTGATGTTTACTTTGATGGTGTTCGTGTATTTATGGCTAACGGATTAGCTTCAAACACTGCGTTGTTGACTCAAAAATCAAACTTGTACTTTGCGACAGGATTGTTGAACGATATGAACGAAGTACGTGTTATTGATATGGCTGAGAACGATGGTTCACAAAACGTACGTGTAGTTATGCGTTTCACTGCAGATGCTAAGTACGGGTTTGCATCAGACGTAGTTACTTACGGAATCACAAACGCTGCTAACTAAAATTAACAGACTTATAGAAAGGGGAGGTCAAATGCCTTCCCTTTTTTGTTTAACTTAAAAAATATATAAAAAATGGCTTGTGATATCGCAAACGGAAGATTAGAAGTATGTAAAGACGCAGTAGGTGGAATTGACGCTATCTACTTTATCAATTACGGTGACTATTCTTACCCAACAGACATTACCTATGTAACAGGTACAGATACAATCGATGCAGTTGCTAACGTAACATCATTGTACAAATACGAATTAAAAGGAACTAACTCTTTTGACCAAGTGATTACTTCTTCTCGTGAGAACGGAACTTCATTTGTTGAGCAAACTTTGTCAGTTATCCTTAAAAAACAAGATGCTGCTACACACAAAGCAGTTAAATTGCTTTCTTACGGACGTCCTAACATCGTAATTAAAAACAGAAACAACCAATTCTTCCTTGCAGGTTTGGAACACGGAATGGAATTAACTACTGCAAACGTAGCTAACGGAACTGCAATGGGTGACTTAAATGGTTACACGTTAACTTTCGTAGGAACTGAGAAATTATTAGCTAACTTGTTAGACTGTTCATCTGAAGCAGACTTAGCAGGTGGAGCAGGTGACGTATTCGGAACTGCAACTATCGTTAACTCATAGTATTCTTTTCTCTAGAATTTAGAAGGGGTGGCTTAGGTCATCCCTTTTTTATTTAAAACGATTTAATAGTTTATACGTTCTATTAATATGATAGTATTAAGCACATCTACTTCAGCACAAACCTTTTCGTTTATTCCTCGCTTTGAGAATTACACTACGATGGCAATTACGGACGAACAGACGAACGTAACTACAACAGTAAGTATTACAAATTCAACGCAGGGTGGCTATGTAAACACGATTACTGCAACATTTGCTCTAGTAGAAAACCATACTTACACACTTTTACTATCTAATGGTTCAACTATCTGTTATAAAGACAAGATTTTCTGTACTGACCAATCAATATCGACATTCTCCGTAAACAACGGAACATATACTTCTAATGCAACCACAAACACTTTCATAGTTTATGAGTGATAACTTACATATACTAAGCCTAAGTGCTTACACAACGCCTACAATCCAAGAATCTAAACGTGATAACTGGGTTGAATATGGCGAGGACAATAACTACTATTCATTTTTGATAGATAGATACACGAACTCAACAACAAATTCGGCTATTATTAACAACATAGCACGACTTATTTACGGAAAAGGTCTTACTGCATTAGATGCGAATAGAAAGCCTAGCGAATACGCTCAAATGATGGCGTTATTCAGCAAAGAAGATATCCGTAAAATCGTTCTAGATAGAAAGATGTTAGGTCAATTTGCTATCCAAGTACACTACAACGAAAGACACGACAAAATTCTAAAGGCTTACCATATGCCTGTAAACTTGTTACGTGCTGAGAAATGTAATAAAGACGGAGAAATCGAAGGGTATTACTACTCTGATGATTGGACAGACGTTAAAAAGTTTGCTCCTACAAGATACCCTGCATTCGGAACTTCTAAAGAAAAGGTAGAAATTTTATTCTCGAAGCCTTATTCAGTTGGAATGAAATATTATTCCTATGTTGACTATCAAGGTTCTTTGCCTTATGCATTATTAGAGGAGGAAATAGCAGATTACTTAATAAACGAAGTACAAAACGGATTCTCAGGTACGAAAATCGTAAATTTTAACAACGGAACCCCTACTGAAGAACAACAGTCAATGATTACGTCTAAAGTAATGAATAAGTTAACAGGTTCTAGAGGTCAAAAAGTAATCGTAGCATTTAACGACAATGCGGAATCTAAAACAACTGTTGATGATATTCCTTTAAATGACGCTCCTGAACACTACACATACTTATCTGAGGAGTGTTTACGTAAGATTATGTTAGGTCATAACGTGACTTCTCCGCTATTATTTGGAGTTGCTAGTTCAAATGGATTCAGTTCAAACGCAGACGAGCTTAAAAACTCCGCAGTGTTGTTTGACAATATGGTTATTCGTCCATTCCAAGAAGAAATCTTAGAAGCATTTGACAAGATTCTAGCATTTAACGGAATCAGCTTAAAACTTTACTTCCGTACATTACAACCTTTGGAGTTTGTAGACCTTGAGAACGCTCAAAGTACAGAACAAGTAGCAGAAGAAACAGGAGTTGATGGAACGCAGTTAAGCAAAATGGATAACGAAATTGCAGATGCGTTGATTGAATGCGGAGAGGAAGTAGGTAAAAATTGGGTATTAATTGACGAATTTGAAGTTGATTATGACAAAGAAGACTCAATTGATTTAGAGATTGAAAAAGCAAATAATGCAAAACAATCTTTATTGTCTAAAATTTACAACTTTGTGAGTACAGGAACTGCTAATCCTAGAGCGAAATCAGAACAAGATAAAACAGTTGATGGATTCAAATTCATCACACGTTATAAGTATAGCGACAATATCAGCGAAAATTCTCGTGAGTTTTGTAAAAAGATGGTTTCCGCTAAAAAAGTATATCGCAAAGAGGATATCGTTAGAATGGGTTCACAAGTAGTTAACGCAGGATGGGGAGCAAGAGGAGCAGACGAATATAGTATTTGGTTATTTAAGGGGGGTGGTTCTTGCCATCATAAATGGATTCGTCAAACTTTCGTAGCATTTGAAGAAGGAAGAGGAATTGACCCGTTAAGTCCTAACGCAAAAACAATCAGTACAAATAAAGCAGAGAAAGCAGGTTACAGAGTAAGGAATCCACAACAAGTTGCAATGCGTCCTGTAGATATGCCAAATCAAGGCTTTTTACCAACAAATAAAACATACGGGAAATAATGGAAGCTTTATTTATTACTAGAGAAGATATCGTTAAGTACACTGCTTTAAATGGCAATGTAGACACGGACAAGTTTATTCAATTTATTAAGATTGCACAGGACATTCACATCCAGAACTATCTAGGTACAAAACTATTTCAAAAACTACAAGCTGACATCGTTGCTAATACTCTTTCAGGTAACTATTTGACTTTGGTAACTACTTACGTTAAGCCAATGCTTATCCACTGGGGAATGGTAGAATATTTACCTTTTGCAGCATACACAATTGCAAACAAAGGAGTTTACAAACATTCTTCTGAGAACTCTGAAAACGTAGATAAAAACGAAGTAGATTACTTGTTAGAAAAAGAACGTAGCATTGCTCAGAACTACACGCAAAGATTTATTGACTATATGTCTTTCAATCAGCAGTTGTTCCCAGAGTATCGTTCAAACAAGAACAATGACGTATTCCCTGATTCAATGAATAACTACGTATCTTGGTACATATGAAAAAAAGGATTAAACTAGGTGCTTACAAACCTAAAGAAACTAATGTTGAAAAGCTTCGTGTTTTTCTCGCTAAACTAAACAAAACATCTAAAGTAAATGAAAACTAAGCTATCACTATTCGTGTTTTCAATACTTACTATTTTAACGCCTGTTAAACCACTAGTTCTAATCGCAGTCTTTGCAATCATCCTAGATACAGGCTTCGGCATTTGGCGTTCAGTTAAAAAAGGAGGGTGGAAATCAATTCGCTCCCGTAGACTATCTCACACCATTTCTAAGAGCCTTTTGTATAGCGGTGCTATTGTGTTTATCTTCTTGCTAGAAAAATACGTTGTAGCAGATATTTTAGGACACTTCATTGCTATTGATTTACTAATGACAAAAGCCTTTACTACGTTCTGCGTTTACACGGAAGTTAAAAGTATCAACGAATCTTATTTCTCAGTTACAGGAATAAATGTATGGGATAAGTTTATCGCATTTGCCAAAAGAGGAAAAGAAACACTAGACGATTTAAAATGACGATAATAGAAAAGTACGTGAAGTTTACTAAGAAGTGGGAAGGTGGTTTATCTAGGGATAAATCAGACTCAGCTTCTTCTTATCCGTGTCCAACTCCTTACAAGGGAAAAACGGGATATCACACAAATGCGGGAATAACATACAAAACTTGGGTTTCGTTTTTTGGAACTGATAACGATGCAAGATTCTATTTAATGAACGCTGCTGATTGGTTCGCAGTATTTAAAAAAGGTTATTGGGATGGCGTTCGTGGAGATGCTTATAACTCTCAGAACATCGCAGTATTCGTTACAGGAATGGCGTGGGGTTCAGGCGTTAAACAAGCTAGTAAATCCTTACAGGTAGCTATTAATCATTGTGGCTTACTTTGCACAGTTGATGGAATCATAGGGACAAAAACAATACTACTTGCGAACTCAATTGAACCACGTAAATTGTTTGATGCATTAACTGCTGAAAGAGAAAGATTCTTTTACGCAATAGGAACAGGTAAAAACGCTAAATTTTTGACAGGATGGTTAAACAGGCTAAACGATTATCGATATACATTTCGACCTTAATTATTTTAAGTTCGTGTTCTGCTCATTACCACATTGTGAAAGCAATGAAGAAAGGGTACAGATGTGACGAAACTAGCGATACTATACAAGTTTCGACAATAGATTCAATTCCTTACGTTTTAAGAGACTCTATTTTTTGGGAGAAGTTAATTGTTCAGAAAGATACAATCGTTCGTTACAAAGCTTCTTTCGTGCCTAAAACGCGATTCCTGACACGTATTGAATACAAGTACAAGATAAAATACATAAAAGCGGAAGCACAAAAGGTAAAATACCAAAACAAGTACATCACCAAGTACAAGACAAGATGGTTGTTTGTAATTATTGCTTTCATCTTGGGATTTTTTACAAGACTAGCTTTAAGCGAAACATTCAGAAGCAGAATCAAATTATTTACCAAACTATTCAAATGAGTAAAACACCAAGAATTAGACTGAATCAGCAAGAGTTTGAATTAATACAACAATTCAGAGCAATAAAAGAAGAGTCTAACGGACTTGGTTTAAATGATGAGGATGTAAAACACGGATGGTTAAAGTCTAAAAATGCTTCATTGTTCTTCAAGAATCCTAACTTTAAAGAAGCTGAAGAAGTAAACTACAAAGAATTACAAGAATTAATCCTTCAGGACATTCGTGATTTCAAACCTGAATATCCAACTATCTTTCGTAATCCTTCAACGGATGGTCATTTACTAGTGGTAGACCCTGCAGACGTTCACATAGGTAAGCTCTGTGATGCGTTTGAAACAGGCGAAGACTACAATAATCAAATAGCAGTTAAACGTGTTAAAGAAGGCGTACAAGGAATACTTGATAAATGTGCAGGATTCAACATTGACAAAATATTATTTATTGGTGGAAACGACATTCTTCACATTGATACTCCAAGACGAACTACTACAGGAGGAACGCCACAAGATACAGATGGAATGTGGTACTCTAATTTTCTAATCGCAAAAAGGCTTTATGTTGATATTCTGGAAACTTTGCTATCTGTCGCTGATGTGCATTTTACTTTCAATCCATCTAATCACGACTACGTTCACGGATTCTTTCTTGCTGACGTCATACAGACGTGGTTTAAAGATTGTGATAACATTACTTTTGATTGTAGCATTTCTCATCGTAAGGGATTTCTATACGGAAAGAATCTAATCGGAACTACTCACGGAGATGGAGCGAAACACGAACACTTACCTTTATTAATGGCTACCGAGTTTCCACACGAATGGAGCTTGTCTAAGCATCGTTATGTTTATACTCATCACGTTCACCACAAAACAAGTAAAGATTACATTGGAGTTACAGTAGAATCTCTTAGAAGTCCATCAGGAACAGACTCGTGGCATCACCAAAAAGGTTACGCTCACGCCCCTCAGGCGGTTGAAGGATTCCTTCATCATAAAGAACACGGTCAAATTTGCAGGATTTCCCATTTATTTTAATACCTTTGACGAGTTAAATTAGTTTTTGTATTCAGAAAGGGGTTGTCATCACGTTGGCAATCCCTTTTTTTATGGCTATAACCTTAAAGCGAATACCCCTTCGCTAAATAATCTTTGTAATAAGTAGCACGTGTCACACTTTTTAAAATAATTCTGTCGCATATTTATCGGATATTTGCGACATTTTACCTTTGTTCTATTACAAGAATTTCACAATTTTACCCTTGTTTTGTAACAAACATTTGCCACTATTTCTATTTATTGGCTTTTGTACACCTAGTAAAATCAAGCATTTTAAAAATAAATGTAAAAAAGTGAAAAAAAATTGTTGATAATTGAAACCTTTGTTTTATATTTGCATATAATTAATTCACAAACTAATTAACACGCTATGAAAAAGACAGAAATGATTGATTTGATTCTACAAGAACACGAAGTATTATTCAATGAATATATGGAGATGTACAACGAGTTCGGAATTAACGACTCTGCTACTGAATCAGCAGGAACAAGATTAGCAACTATTTCACAACTTATTAAAAAACTTGGATTATGAAAATTACAGACACACAAAAAGACTTTTTAGGCGGAGTTATTGCCTTTACTATGTTTTGGTTTGTAATAGGTTTTTTCACCGTTACGCAACCTGACTACACAAAGACTACGAAAGCACCGCAGATTGAAGCTAAACACGTTCAATCACCAATTTTAGAGAAATACGGAGAACTAATAACTAACAATAAATAAAATGAATAATTTCGAAGTAACAGATTACACTCTTTCAGTTTATGATTTAAACTTGGAGTATTTTTTAAACGACTACTACTACAATGTTAAATGCGATTTTGAATGGTCAGACGAATGTACAAGTAGCTATATAGATTTTACTATCACTCCTTTGTCGGGTACGTTTTCCCATAGCGACACAGACGAAACGGGAATCATTGAAATAACGGATGATTATAAACAATGGTTACAAGACGTTTTAAAGGACTACAGAAAGAATACTTTGTGGTTATACAACGAATCACTTGAGAAAATGCAGAGTTTTAATGATAACGAACAAGATTGGAGCTACTATGGTATTTAGACTACAAAGGATGATTAAGTTTTGGACAACCAAATCATCACACGAACACATCAGAGGTACATTCAATGAGGAACTCTACAAAAGAATTTGTGAAATTAAATTCAATCAGCAGTTATGAAGCAGTGCTTTGATTGTCGCAGAATGTTACCACTTAACGAATACACGGAAAATAAACGCATCTACGCTTTAAAGACTGATTTAGGACGTAACAGAGTATGTAAGCTATGTAACTTTAAACGAGCAGTGCAAGACCTTAAAATCGTCCGTTTAAATGAAGAAGGTAAGTTTCACATTATCGAATTTGAAAACGTAGGACAAGTAGCAGAATATTTTAAACAAAAAAACGAATTATGACAAAAGAAGAAGCACGAGAATATCTTAAAGGATATTTAGAAATGAAAGATTGTAATTTACCAATAGTAGATGAAATAGTAATGAGATTACAAACGCCATTTGTGATTTCAGATATAACATTTTTAGGTTTAATCTGTATCGCTTATGATTTAAGACCACAACAAAAAAACGAATTATGAAATACAAACTAACATACAAAATAGGATTAGCAGTAGTACAAGAATGGATGTTCACATCTAAAAGTTTGTGCTATTGGAAGAAAATGGACTTAATAGAAACAGGACGTTTTAGTATGGGTTGTTTTGAAATCGAACAAATAGATGTTTTAAAATCGAACAAATGAAAAATAACTTAATAGAGAAAGTCACTTACTTAATTGAGCGTGACCAATTAGACAAGCGAAACAGACGTAAAGAAATCATATACAAAAAATGTTACCTGATGAATCGTTTACGAGAAGAGCAGTTGACTTATCACGAAATCGGAGCTTACTTTAATCAGCATCACGCAAGTGTAATTCACAATGTACAAACTCACAAAGATTTAACTAAGTATAAAAATCAGGACTACAAAAACACGATCACTGAATACAGAGTATTTTTAGTAGACACAAAGTACGTTGTTAATCCAAGAAACATTCTTGACGATGTAAAAGCGTGTACAAGTCTTTACAAGCTCCAAAGAGTAAAACGATGGATTGACGAAGGAAGATATAATTATTTACAAGAAAACAAAACAGAAATAGAAAATTAGCGTTATATTTGTACGTGGGTAAGCAGACCCTATTTAAAGAACTTATTAGAACCTCATTTGGCGAGTAGTGCTGCTTCACGAAAACCGAATGGGGTTTTTTCATTTTAAAGCAGTAAAGTGGCAACAGAAAAAAAATCATTTCTATTGTATTGTGATGTTATTCACACGGTAGAAAAAATGAAAGATGTAGATGCAGGAGCATTACTTAAACACATCTTACGTTACGTAAATGACCAAGACCCAGTAACGGACAATCCCATTGTAGAAATAGCATTTGAACCAATTAGACAAAGTCTTAAAAGAGATTTAGTTAAATACGAGAATATTCGAATGCGTAATAGTGAGAACGCAAAGAAGCGATGGGATGCGACCGCATCCGACCGCATACCAAATGTACCAAGTGATACCAAAAATGCCGATAGTGATAGTGTAAGTGATAGAGTTATATCTAAAGATATATATAATAAAACTACATTAGATAATCGCAAACAAAAGTTTGCCGATTCGTTAGTTCCTTTTTTAGAAAAGTATGGGAAGGATATGTTAAACAAGTTTTATATGTATTGGACTGAACACGGTGAGCGTGATAAAAAAATGCGATTTGAGAAAGAAAAAGCATTTAACTTAGTGCTTCGTTTAAGCAATTGGTTTGAACGAAATAACGAAAGAAAGAAAATAGAAGTTAAATTACCTCCTCAAATCATAGACTAATGTACAACAGATTAACAAGCCTAAACACAGAGATGTTTGATATCAGGCAAAAGAAAGATATTCGAGGTAAATCAATTGGATGGGATTGGGAAATGCTTCCATACACAATCAAAGAAGGATGTACAACTTACATCGGTTCAGCTCCTGCCAGTGGAAAAACGGAGCTTTGGTTTGAGATACTTATTAACCTTTCGTGTTTACATAATTGGAATCACGTTATATTCTCACCTGAAACAGGAAGTAGTGCTGAAATATTTGCAGAGCTTTGCTACAAGTACATAGGTAAACCATACGTACAAGGACAGAACTCAATGAGTAATTCTGAACAGATAGTTGCAGAGATGTTTATTAACGAACATTTTATTGTAATTGACCCAATTGATGAGGATTTAACCATAACTAAGTTTTACGAGTTAGTAGATGAAATCGAACGCAAGGAAGGAATGAAAATTCACACTACAACGATTGATCCTTGGAACGAATTAACGGAAGAGTATTTACCAAGTGATTTAGGAAGAGAAGATAAGTACCTAAGTAGAATTTTGGGAGCAGTACGAAAAAACGCAAGGAAAACAGGTAGACACAATTGCGTAATTAATCACGTTCGTGACCAACCTATGGTAAGCTCCAAGACAATAGCAGGAACTGACATCAGTTACTTTCCAATGCCAAGTGCAAGAGATTTCGCTGGAGGACAAGTATGGTTTAGGAAAGGACTTAGTGTATTGATTCCTTGGCGTCCTCCGTACGGATTAATGGATAGTGATGGAATAGGAGCTGAGAAAAATGAAGTACATTTGAAAGTTGCTAAGAGTAAACCTAAAGGCGTATCAAAAAACGGAACGTACAAGTTATATTTGGACTTAGATAAATATCAATACTATATGCTTGATTACAAAGGTAACCGTGTTTACGCTAATCGGACAAAGAAAGTACCTGAACAGAAAAAGATTACAATGGTTGAGCAAAAATTAAACGCATTAAACAACAAAGGATGGACATAGGACTAAAACTACTTTACATCAAAGGACTTATACAAAAGAACATTTGGAAAGTAAAGCTAACAAGAGAAGAGCTGCAGGAGAAAAGACCATCAGCAGTTGCATACATTAACGGAGCGAAAGACACAGAGAACGATTTAAAGCAAGTTGAACAAGCAATACACGAACTCGAAACAGAACTACGATTACAGGGTAGAGAAATCATCAGATGTCTGCAGATAAACGGAGAATTAAAAAAGAAAATTGAAGAATTGGAACACGAATTAAAATACAAAAACGTAGAATTATGACACCGAAAGAGAAAGCAGAAGAGTTAGTAGATAATTTTGAAAATGCATTGACTATTAAAGATTGTGCATTAATTTCAGTTGATGAAATAATTAATTGTGATTATTTCTTTAAAACATTAGAAGATACAAAATTATTTATAGATTATTGGTATAAAGTACAACAAGAAATAGAAAAGCTATGACAAAGAAAAAATTAAAAACATTTGAGTTAACCACAGAAGGAGAAATATATAGCATAACATTTCATTATCAAGAAAGCGTAAAGTTTATTGAAAAACAAAAAGAAACCTATAAATCATTAGCAGAAAATTCAGAAATAGCAATAGTATTTATGGATAAAGATGGAAATTACACACAACTAAAAAACGAAAACAATGACTAAATAACACGAACTTAAATACAAAAATGTAGAACTATGAATAACAAAGAGAAATTTTTAGAGTTAGTTTCCGATGAAGAAACGCAAACAATTGAACGAGCAAAAACACGAATGACTAAACACCACAAACTAGTAACACTATCAGCAGTATTACCTGTATTAGCTGACTTCATTGATGACCTTAATGAGCAGTATGTTTTTAAACAAGACTTGAAACGTAAAGCAAACATACTAGCAGATGAGATTAGAAAAACGGACTACAAAGTTCTACAGGTATATGGAGAGAAACGAGAAGAAATATACGCACAACAAGTAGACTTGCAGCTGCTATTTAGACAATGGATTGAAGAAACAATAAAATTTGACGATGCGCTGTAAAAATTGCAAAGAAAAGTTCGAACCTATCCGTTTCAATCATAAATTTTGTTTAAAAGACGAATGTATTAAAGCCTTTGTCGAAGAAGTCAAGGTAAAACAATGGAAGGAAACAAAAACACGAATGAAGAACGACCTAAAAACGACACAAGACTGGTTAAAGGAAGCACAAACAATATTTAATAAGTTCATAAGGCTTCGTGACTCGGGTGTAAATTGCATTTCGTGCAATAAGCAACCGCTTAAAAAAAACGCTGGACACTATTTTAGTTCTGGTGGACATTCTAACGTAAGGTTTGACGAAGACAATGTACATCTTCAATGTGAGCATTGCAATACTTTTCTGAGCGGGAATCTTTTAAACTATCAGATAGGTATCGAAAAACGAATTGGAGCAGAAAGATTGATTGAACTACAGGGAAAAGCACACCTAGAAAAACGATGGAGTGTAGAAGAACTAAAAGAAATTATAAAAAAATATAAAAAAAAGATAAAAGAATTTTAATAAAACCTTTAAATCACAATAATATGACAATAATTTATGAATGTATATTAGGATTATGTATGATAATAAGTGGATTATTATTTATAATATCAGTTTATCAAGAAAAATAATAAAATGACATTTATTGCTAATACATTATTTGTAATTTTTACACTGTTTTGTTTATTGTTTATAGTATTATCTATAATTAACAAAGATAAAACATCTTTATTTGATGGAGCATCAAGTGAAAGACAAGAAAAAAATGAAGATTACAATAAAGATTATTACCCATAAAAAAGCAAATAAATAAAATTATTTAAAAAAATAGTTGTTTATATTAAAATAGTGTTTATATTTGCATATAACAAAAACAATTTAACTATGGAAAAATTACTTAAAATTCAGGCGGAATTAAAATGTCCAAAGGGTAGCTTCAACTCATTCGGTAAATACAAGTACCGAAGTGCAGAGCAGATTTTAGAATCATTGAAACCTGTGCTACAGAAACACGAAGCTACATTGGTTCTAACTGATGACATCATTCAAGTAGGTAACAAGCTATTTTTAAAGGCTACTGCAACACTTTCTGATTCTGATAGTGTAATTCATTCAAATGGATTCGCAGAACTCGGAGAACACAAAGGAATGTCATCTGAGCAATGTACAGGAACTGCATCAAGTTATGCACGTAAGTATGCTTTAAACGGACTATTCTTAATTGACGAAACGGAATCAGACCCCGATTCAAAAGATAACACTCCAGTACAACCAAAGAAACAAGCATTAGACTCTAAGAGATTCCAAGACGCAGTTAAGGCATTAAACGATGGCAAGATTACACGTCAATCATTAGAGGATAAATTTAATTTAACTGATGGTCAAATTGATATATTAAACGCATTATGAAAGTTAGATGCTCTGCTATAGGAAAAATTATGAGTAGTCCCCGTAACAAATCGGAGGTGCTTTCACAGACTGCAAAGAGTTACATTCACGAGTTAGTCTTGCAGGATAAATACGGAATCAGAAAAGAGTTTAGTTCACGTTACACGGACAAAGGAAATGAGGTAGAGAACGAATCAATCAACTTAGTTAACGAAGTGCTTGATGTTGGATTCATTTACAAGAATGAGGAATCATTTGAAAACGATTGGATTACAGGAACTCCCGATGTAAACACAGATGAAGTTTTGTTGGACGTTAAATCAAGTTGGGATGGTACAACATTCCCATTCTTTGAAACTGAAATACCCACAAAGGATTACTTTTACCAATTACAAGGCTATATGTGGTTAACTGGCAAACAACAATCCTTACTTTGTTACTGCTTAGTCGATACGCCTGCTGATATGGTTGCAAGTGAAGTTAGAAGAACTCACTACAATTTAAATAAAATAGAAGAGGATTTAGAATTAACAAAAGAGATTGAATCAAAACATTTATTCTCACACATTCCAAAGAACCGCAGAGTGAAGGTTTTCTACGTACAAAAAGACGAATCAGTCATTGAAAGAATCAAAGAGCAAGTTGAACTATGCCGTGAGTATTATAATACATTAATAAATTTCTTATGAACCAACAAATAGAAGATAAAATAGTATTACGTGTTTTGGCACGTTTTAACGAACGAAGTCAAGTAGGAATAGCTAAGTACAACACAACACTGGAAAGAACCGATTTAAGCACGTTAGAATGGCTTAATCACGCACAAGAGGAGGCGATGGACTTTGTTCTTTACTTGGAGCGACTGAAAGACGAATACAAGATGCCATTTGCAGACAGATTAATGCAAGAAATGATTAAGCAAGAAAAGGAAAAAATTGATAGGCTTACAAAGCATTTATAAATCAAAATAGTGGCAAATGTTTGAATAATAACAATTAAATCAGAATAAAATGAAGATATTACACCTAATCAATGACACTTATCAAGTTGTAAGTGAGGATGAGCAGACAATTTTCTTTCAAGGTAGCCAAGAAGATTGTGAGAGATATAGAATGAATAAACTTTTTAACCTTTAAATCATAATAATATGACAGCGGTAGAAAAAGCAAAAGATTTAGTTGAAAAATTTAACTATGAGTCAAAACATTTTTTAATGTTAGACTCCAAACAATGTGCATTAATTGCAGTTGATGAGTGTATAAAATACGAACAAAAAATACGAACACAAATTCAATCGGTAAACTTCCCTAATTCATTTATAATTATTCTAAATGATGGAGTTTTTTGGGAGGAAGTAAAAAACGAAATTAGTAACCTTTAACAGAATAAGATGAAAGTAATTAAAATAATATTTATTGCATTATTGTTAAGTGCGTTTATTTGTATGATTGGGTTTTTAAAATACAAAGTATGGAGAGCAGAACACCCAAATGCAGAAACTTGGACTTTTTGGGTGTCAAGAAAATAACCTTTAAATCAGAATAATATGACAGCAGTAGAATTTTTATTAAGACAATTTGCATTATTAGGATACGATGTGCATCAATATGAAACAATTATCAAAGAAGCCAAAGAAATGGAGAAGGAGCAGATAGAAAAAGCATATATATATGGAGCTGCTTATGGGATTGATATATCAAATAATTTAAGTCCCGACATATATTACAACGAAACCTTTAAATCCGAATAAGATGACAGCATTAATTATAACACTATTTGTATTGGTAGCATCCGTGTTTTTCTACATTGGAAAACACCAAGAGAGAATTGAGTGGAACAAGCTAATTAAAGACGGAATACTTCCTAAACCAAATAAAAAATGATTTGGCACATACTACCTATTGATGACCTAAAAGAACACGAAGAAGAAAGCACTTGTGAGTGTTATTCATCGGTTAAGATAGTAGATGGTGGTGATATGCTAATAATACATAATGCCTATGATGGCAGAGAATGAATAACATTTAAATAAGAATAAGATGACAGCAGTAGAAAAAGCAAAACAAATACACAGCACGCATTATTATGCAATAGCTGCAGATGGTTCGTACTCATTTGAAATAGCAAAAGAATGTGCATTGATTTCAGTTGATGAGATAATGAAAGCACCATTTGAAAACAGTTACTTGGAATTAGTTCCCGATTACGCACCCGATTCTGATTGGTATTGGGATAAATTCAGAGAATATTGGGAGGAAGTAAAACACGAAATAAATAACCTTTAAATCAGAATAAGATGAAAGAGAATAAATTAGGAAGAATGTGGTATTCTAATCAAATTGGATTTATGATAAGTTGGGGAGTAGCAAGTATTCCAAACAGAAGATACATAAGTATTGACTTACCATTTTTAATTATACAAATTTACCTTTAAATCAGAATAAGATGAAGATAGTAAACCTAATCAATGATACTTACCAAGTAGTAAATCAAGACGAATCAACCGTTTACTTTCAAGGTAGTAAAGAAGATTGTGAGAGATATAGAATGAGCAGACTTTTTAACCTTTAAATCAGAATAACATGACAGCAGTACAACAAATGCTCAAAGAGCTACAAGAGAAGTTTCCAAAGCAAATGGCAGATATGTATGACAGCAATCAGCTTTTATTAGAAGATATTGCTTTAAAAGCCAAAAAAATGGAGAAGGAAGAGAAGATTGAGTTTGCTTGTCAAGTTGCCGAAGCAAGTGCTATGAAGTACATACAAGGCAAGACAACAAGAATGATAGCAGAAGAATTATTAACTAAACAATAAGAACAATGAAAGAAGAACAACTTAAAGAAGCATTAGAAATAATCAAAAAATTTGTCAATGAATTTGATGAAGAAGGTGAAGTGTCTTGGAATACAAGAGATGAAGCCGAGAATTTTTTAAATAACCTTTAAATCAGAATAAAATGAAAATAACAATCGAACAATACGACCACAAAATCACATACGAAGTTCCTTACAACGATGTGAATCTGGAGCAGATGCTAGAGATACTCGAAAATCTACTAAAATGTACTGGGTACTGCTTCAGTGGTAATCTAGAGATAGTTGATGATAGTACAGAGTTTAGTCAGGTGTCAACCAATTACAGAGATGGAACAATCGACTACGATACAATAAAAAACCAAATCAAAAATG